TTGCAGGTCAGCAAACGATAAGTGTGCATTGCTTGGGGCAATATCAAACTGGGTTTCACTGAAGCTGATATGTCGGGCTTCCGGAGTGAAGCGTTGGCCGGTAGTAAATAACTCTCGAATGGAGCGGGTTAAGTCCAGCAGGGTAAAAGTAGTGTCTTTATTGGTTTTGGCCACGGCACTGATATTGAACGCCATCCGGTACTTTGCCCGTTGGCCCTGGCGTTGTTCTTCATTAATGGATTCCAGCTGCACCAGAATAGCCGGGAGGTCTAAATCCTGTTCTTGACCGGTGGCTGAATAACCCAGCAAAGTATGTTCAGAAACCTGCTTCAGATGGGTAATCAGCTTTTCAATAATCTGTCGTTCAGGGTTCGATGCTGGAGGCGATCTTGAAAACATAGTTTAGTTCCTGGTGGAGCAGATCAGTAAACCGGTTCACCAGCAGTGGGCTGATTTTTGCCAGTGAGGTTTCGGCTTCCCTATCGATCCGGACGGTTTTCTTTTCCAGCGGCAAGCCCATCCACATCCACCGGCCTGAGCGTTTGGATTGTTGGTAACGGTGTTGCCAGTTATCCTTGCGCTCAAAGATCAGTTCCCGGGAAGCATTAACCGGCTGCATCAGAAAACTGTTTTCCCAAAAACTGTGACTGCCTACCCGGACACCTCGCCGGGTTTGTCTTGGGTTACCCAGGCGATGGGCACCTACTTCATTAATACCAATCCAGATGGTCAGGTAACGTTCTTTTCTGCCGTAACTTTTATTGAGCCTTACCCGAATCCGGTTCAGTTCTTTCAGTACCTTTTGGGAGACTTTCATCCGTCGGGAGATATCACGCAGCACTTGTCGTTCAGCCCAACGGCTCAGTTTGGACAGGGCTCGCTGAATGGCTTGCTCTGTTTTTTCCGGGGACTGTTTGAACAAGGCGGTGAGTTCTTCAATATCGCCGCTGACTTCCTGTTCAATGAGCATAGATATTCCATTTGGCTAAATAGCCATCGTCTTTCAGTTTTCGGTCCACTTCATAAACCTGACCATTGGCCAACACGGTATCGCCACGCTTCAGGCGGATAGCACTATCCACAGAGAGAACGGTTACCTCTCCCTGGACAGCCTCATACTTGCCAAGCTCTACCAGTTCTTTATTGATAATGCCGCGGGTTTCCAGCGATGACTGATCCGAAAGCGTCAGTAAAACTGACTGCCCAAAGGTTGAAAGAATGGTGTGATCCATCACTTTGAAGGCTTCATCCATTGGAGCAGTCTCCTTGCTTATGGGTTAGCTCATGGTCAGTTTAATCACTGCCCGTGGTCGTAGGTTGATCGGCAGTGGATTCGACTGGGTATGAACAATCACACCCTTCTCAAAATCCATCACCTTCTGCTTGGCATAGCGAGGCAGGCCAATGGTGTTGACGGTTTCGACAAAATCTGCCGGCGCAAACCAGGTCTTGAAGATATCCGCCCCAGTCGGGTAGAGATAAGCTTCATTGGCGGCAACAAAGTCATTGCCACCTACAGAGCCCCGGTACTCTTCCCAATCAATATCCGCAAAACGGAACCGGCCCTTAGGATCGGTACGCAGGGCTTCACCGTCCTGCCAACGCTGGTAGGCTTCTTTTACTGACTTGTGGCCAACCAGCCCATCAAAGAAGTCGGAGCCACAAAACGCATGAAGGCCACTGTAGGGCAGTGCTCCCAAAGCATCATCCACCAGACGACGGGCTTTGACGCCCTGGGCTCGAACGTCAGTGGTCGTGCTGCTGAACTTGAAATCATGGGTTTGCTGAGTAACGCCAAACTCATCAAACAGGTTGTAGAGTATGGTGCTGCCATCGCCATCCAGAATTTCACCCTTGAGCGCCCCCATGCGCAGAAATTCCAGGGTGACCTCATGGTTGGCATTCATCTTTTGCAACCGCTGGTTCACTACGGCCTGCACTCCTTGCATGGCATCCTCACTGCCAAACTGACGGACATTCTGCACTTCTGCTGCAAGAATCGTGCTATCGTGGGGAATATGGGGCACCACAAAGCTGCGCAACTGACGTTTATCGCCAATGGCCTGAGTAGCGGGTGCACCACGCTCGGTAGAGGGCAACAAGCGGAGTTCTCCGTTAATGCTCTCTACCACGACGGTTGTTGTATTGATACCGTTCTCCTGAAAGAGCCCCAGTTGCCCAAGACGACCCGGCTTGTAGTCCATCTCATTGATGGTGGCGGTCAGGCTGGTAAGGCTGAACGCATCGTCATTAAAAATATCCAGCATGTTATCGCTCCTTGATAACGGAAGTTTGTTAAGAGTGAGTTACAGAGGTAAAAATCAGGAAGGGTTATTCACTGCGCAGAATAATATCCAGTCCTGCCAGTTGATCTACAGCTGCTGTCTTTTGCTCATCGGTAATCCCGGCAGGCCAGATCAGCAGACTGTCCACCACTTCTGCCAGACGGGTGATGATCACACCGTCACCACCAGAGGCATCGGTCACCTTGCCAGCGTAGAGAATGCCAGCAGCGGTTTCAGTGCCATCTGAAGCACCTGGATCAAGGGGCTTGAATGCTCCGGTAGCCGATTCTTTGCCGACCACCGTACCAGGCTCCATTGTCAGGTTCGCAGCCAATGGCACCAGCTCACGGCTGATGGTGTTATTGCCTTCAGACACCAGAAATTCACCGGTATAGACCGATTCCGTTTTTACGCTCATGGGTAAAGTCCTTTTGGTTGGAGGATATTAGACAGGGGTTAAGCGCGATTACGCCGACTGTAAATTGCCTGCGTATCTATGGCAGAAGTGGTGGGTTTCAGGCCTTGCTGCTTGGGCGTCAGGGCATTGTTGATGGGTTCATCTTCAGAGGTCAGTAATGCCAGGAGACTATTCTGCACCTCGGATACCGAGCAGTCGTCTTTTATAAAATCCGCTGCCTTATCCGGGAAGCCTGCTGTCTGGCAGAGGTTCTTAATCTGGTCATAGCTGGCGAGTCGAGCCTTGACCTCATCTTCCGACAGTGCCGCTTTAAGAATTGCAGCGGTTTTTTCCGCATAACCAGCCTGACGACAAAGATCAGCAATAGCCACAGAATCAATTTGAGGTTGCGGTTCCATCGTCTGATTCTGTGGCGGAGTTGGCTCTGTCGTTTTTTTAGCTTGCTCGATACGTCCATAGCCATCCGGTGTATTACGGAACATGGAGAGATCAAAGCGGGCAGCGGCCTTCACCGGTTCATCAATCTGATCCACCAGGCCCATGTCCAGCGCTTCTTTTGCGGTGAACCAGGACTCCGATTCCATCAGCGCCTTCATTTCTTCTAGGCTCTTACCGGTTCTGGCAGTGTAAGACACAGCAATACTGTCCGCGATCTTATCCATAATATCGGCGGTTTTACGCATGGCTTCGGCATCGCCCTGTGCCCAGCCATAGGGGTTATGGATCATCATCATGGCATTCTCAGCGATGGTGACCGTATCACCGGCCATGGCAATGACACTGGCAATGCTGGCCGCCAGCCCTTCGATGGTGACATGGATATTGGCTTTATGCAGACGCAGGGCGTTATAAATGGCAATGCCTTCAAACACCATACCGCCCCGGCTATTGAGCCGGACATTGATCTCTGAGGCATCCAGATTACGGATGTGATCCACTACGCTCTGTGCCGAAACGCCGTACCAGTCATCAATATCATCGAAGATGAATAGCTCCGGAGTCTGATTGGCTTCGTTTTTAAAGGTGTACCACTGTCGGTTATGACTCATCCCTGTCATCCTTTGCTGGTTGATTGGAAGATTTATGGTTTTCCGGATCACGGCCATCGCTGTCGTATTTCAGTGAGTGGCTGTCTGCCCGGCGATTATCCGCAGCGATTTCGCCATCCATCTGCTCACTGTCATAACCCAATTCGCTGACCACTTCGGAGCGGGACTTAAAGCCAGAACGCACCGCCATCTTCTGTGCCTGCATATCCTGAACCGGATGCATATACGGCCAGCCGTGGGCGATCCACTTTACCCGGCGATAGGCTCTTTGCTTCCTGGCATAGTCAGAAATGGCTACCGAGCCATTGAGCACCGCCATATCCAGCCAGCGGTTCCAGACTGGTCGGCAGAACTGAAAGATAATCTGGTTGTGCTGAATCTGCTGAATGCGGCGGCGAAACTCATTGATGATCAGGCGCAGTGCCCGGTCACTGACACCGGCCATATCACCCGACAGCAATTCATAAGGCAGGCCAACCCCGGCAGCAATGGCCATCAGCTGCTGTTTCATAAAATTGGGGTAGTCGGCGGCGGTACCAGGAGGATTATTGAACTCTACTTCTTCACCCGGTGCCAGCTCCTGCATGGTTCCTGGTTCCATCGCCACCATGGGCAGACCATTGTCGCCAAACACCAGCGGTTTACCGGTCAAAGGATCAATAGGGTCCTGTTCTGGCGATGGCTTTTTAATAAAGCCGGTAAACAGGTTGGCAATCTCCTGCCGTAATAGCGTGGCATCATCAAACTTGTCCAGATGATAGAGTCTGACTAATACCTGAGTCAGTAATGGCTGGCCTCTTAGCTGTCCCGGACGCAGGGCTTCAAATATATGCAGAACATTGTCGGCCTTCACCCGAACCAGTCTGGTGCTGTCAAAAGCAAACTCGGCTGGATGCTCCCGGTGAAAGTAATAGGCGACCCGTTTGCCCAGCTTATTGAACTCAATCCCGGCCTTAATCACATGGCCATTATCCAATGTCTCGTTATAACTGATGGGGACAAACTCGGATTCCAGCACCTGCAGTTGCAGGGGAACGGATAAACCATCTTCCAGTCTGCGGGGACGCAGTCTGACAAAACACTCACCACCTTCAAACATGGCGCGGGTAATCAGCGATTGCTGTCCGGTGAAACTCAGCAGACCATCGGCATCCGATTCATCGGACCATTGCAGAAACAGGTTTTGCAGCTGCTCCCTTAAACCATCGTCGTCCACCAGTGATTTGGGCGTAATGCCACGGCCAATGACATTGCTGACCAGCTTTTCCAGACCACTGCTGGCCCAGGGATCATTGCGGATAGCTGCCCGGGAACGGTTTATCAGTTTGGACAAATCAGCAGTCAGTGCGGTATTTGGAGAAAGCCCTGGTGCATACCAGCTTTTGGTTCGTCGTCCCATACCGGCAGCGGTATAGGCTGAGTTTTTGAAACGACGAAACAGGTTGGTGAGCAAGCCCATGCTCAAACTCCCTTGGATGAATAAATACCATACTGCTTCGGACGTTTTTGCTGCTTGACCAGTTCCCGTTCGATGGCCTGCAATCGCCTTTCCATTTCAGCAAAGCTACTGTACTCCACCCGGCGGCCTTCAAATTCCACAGTGCGGGTTTCACGCAGCAGCACTGCCCGTTTCAGAGCCTGATATTCTGTCTCGGTGATCATGGAGGTTATCTCTGAAGGTAGGAACTGCGGGATGAACGACGGAGTGTTTTTGGCTTGTTGCTGGTTTCTTCGACTTCAAGATCAGGCGTATCTTCTGGTGCTGGTCGGCCTTTTGCCAATAAATCCAGATTAATGCCCCGATGCTGCTGAAGGATACGAATCGCGGCCAGAGAGTAGACCCGACAATCCAGCGCTTCATTCCGGCGGTTCTTGGCATCCCAGGTAAAGTACGGCACACCAAGCCGGTACTTCTTGATTTTTTCTTCTGCGGTGGCCTGCTTGAAATAGTCCTCATCAAAGCAGTCCTTGATCGGCCAGTGGCAGTAGCCTTGCCCGGGTTCCAAGACCCGGTAACGCTGATAGACCAACTCCTTGGCGGTATCGGTGCCAATCAGTGTCAGGTAGATCCCTTTCTTGTTTTTGGTTTTGGGGAACGTGGCGATAGGTTTGCCAGCCTGAGAGGAACCCTTAACCGGAATCGCCCAATCGGCTCCCTGCTTACGACAGAAGGCATACACTTCATCGGTGTAGTGACCACCAGAATCTATGCAGACCTGAGCCACATTCATTTTGGTGCCATCCTGCCGTGTGTAGGTTTTATGGAGCATATCCGCCAAGACATCCCAGATACCTTGTCGGGATAAGTCACCGTATAAACGGACATAATCAATAGACCAGCTTTCCTCTCCAGCTCCCCAGCCGGTTAATTCAAACTCAAAGCGGTCATCCTGGACATCACAGCCAACGGTCAGTATCTCTACCCACCACGGCACTTCTGCCGGGTAATGTTCCCGTCGCTGGTAGAGCAAACTATGCTCAACAGTTTCACCTTGTTCCGTCCATGTCTCGCCAAGAACGGTATTGGTCCAGTCCTTGAACTGTACCGGGTTACTCTTGGCAGCGAGAAAATCCTCTACTGCATTTTGCCAGCTGTACCAGCCGTTAGGGCTGTAAAGCGAACTCAGATGAAAACCGGCTACCTTGCTGCTTTTTTCAGTTTCAGCCTGCCAATGGCCATTAGTGAGCAGTTTCGGTTTGTCTTTTTCGTAATGCTTATGACCACACCGCTCACACTCAAACCTGGTGGTTGCCGGGTCATGGTTATCAAAAATGATCTGAGCCCAAACGATCGGTTGGTAGTGTCCACAGCTATTGCAGGGAACCAGATAGCGTCGTTTATCACTGCTCTCATAAGCCGCTTCAATCTTGCTGGTCTCTGCGATATTGGGCGTGCTGACCATCAGGATTTTTCGGTTACGGCTGAAGGTGGCCGTTCGCTTGATGGCCAGATTGATGGGACTACCCTCACCATCCACATCATCGTCGTAGGCATCCACTTCATCCATAAACAGAAAACGGGCAGGCATTGAGCGAAGGCCTGCTGCTGAGTTGGCTCCGGTAAAGATCAGCACACCATTGGGAAACTCCTTGGTCAGCAGGGTATTGCCACTGTCCCGGCTCCTGGGATCTTTTACCTTCTCTCGCAGATCCGGCATTTCATCGATCATTGGCGCAATGCGTTGCTTGGAGGTTCGCTTGGCCATATCCAGCGTGGGAAGCACATACATCATAGGACCCGGCGTATGGTCAATCACATAACCAAGCCAGTTATTGCCACATTCCGTACCGCCCACCTGGGCACCCTTCATAAACACCACCTGCTGAACAGGCGACGATGGCGACAGACAATCCATGATTTCTTTCAGATATGGAGTCCTGGCTGTGCGCCAGCGTCCTGCTTCCTTGGTGGCTTTTGCCGGAAGAATCCGTTTCTGGTCAGCCCATTCAGATACTGTTAGCCGGGTGTCTGGCTTTAAACCTGCAAAAAAGCCTGAAAAATAAGGACTATTCATACACTTGTTTGTTTATATACGTGACAAATAGCCGTAACGGCTACCCAAATCTAAAGACTCTGTAAACACCCGGTATTTGCCTTAGCCCTTGGGAATAGAGAGATCACTAAAATTGGCACGCTAAATGGTAGATAACAGGTGTAAAGGAAAATTGCTCAGTATCAGTTCCAGGATGGAAGTACCGGCCAAGGATGGCCACCAGGGAAATAATAATAACAATCTGGAAGTGCTGAGATTGTCGCCCCGTTGACCGGGGCGTTGTTTTATCTGCTGCTTTTACCCTGTTGCCGGGTGAGTTCATTGAGTATCGCTTCCAACTCTTCCTGAAGTAGCTCTCCCACTTTTCCTGGATCTTCCTCCGCCGCAAGCACATCCGCCATTCGATCTGGAATGGCCAGCAGTTCATCCCGGATAATCCTACCCGCCTTGAAAGCATCCTGCTTTACCTTAGCGGCATCGGTCAGGGTACCGCTTTTTTCCTCATACTCCAGTTTGGCCATCTTGGCCTTGAATGCCTCCCGCATGGTGCGGGCAGTGACAAAGTCAACGGCTCCCGGTTGTGACGGTGCAAGATCGGTGGATTGATCGGAACGGATAAGCGTCACCGGATCAGCATTGGCTTTCATGGCCTGCTCAGCCTGCACCGAATCCACCTTGCCATTTTTCAGTTTCACAATGCCCTTTTTAATCAGCTTGGTGACATAGCCTTTGGTAAAGCCTTGCTGCCTGGCAAATTCCGCTTGTGAAATCAGCGCCATGGGAAGTCATACCTACAGCCATCTCGTTCAATATGGACATTCGTCTTTAATTTTCTCGACTTATCGTGGCCATCCCCTATAGAGCTACTGCGACAACAAAAAATGAATCAATAAAGGATGTACTTATGAATGAAATTGCCACGTTAAATGATGCGGTGCGACAGTCACTGGTGAATCTGGAAGTGAAGAACAGTCTTGCCCTGATCAATTGCCGGTTTGAAATAGTGATGACCGCCAACCTGCAAAACACTATTGGGAACAAAGTCGGTTTGTTGAAAGCCGTTGCCGAATTTAACCACTTCAATGAGCAGAATGATCCCTATGGCGAACACGACTGTTTCCGATTCAAGTTTGAAGATGAATGGATCATTGCCAAGTTTGATTATTACGCCCCGGATATGGAACACGGTTCGGAAGATGCCTCGGATTTAACCAAAACCATCCGGGTGCTGACCATTATGCTGGCCATTGATTATTAACAATGGAGAAAAACAACCATGAAAAATGAAGCCCAATTGATTACCCATTACTATTTCTGCAATGGCGTTATTGATCGATTAAGCAACCAGGCCCGCACACCAGCAGAATTATTTGGTGATGGAGAACTGGAGCTGATTCATAACCTTTGCCGTTATAGCCAGATCATCAGCGAGATCGAACACTCAAAAAATGACGAGGAAGGCTTTCCCGGCGTGTTTGATTATGAAATCTCTGAAACGCTGGCTGCTCAACTCTGGATTGCCTTGTGTGAGCAGAACCCGGAATTTGAGCCGTGGGATTTTCCCGAAGAAAGCCAGTTCAGAAACCTGGTAGAGCAGCTGATTGATGACTGGCTTCACCAGCGCCTTCCCAGAGAGTTAGTGATTCAGCAATAGCTGGAGAGGCAGTAACGGTTCACTCGCCACGGATGGCGCTGTACATGACAAAAAAGTATACCTGCTGCGCCATTTTTGAAACCGGATTTTCTTATTAATTATCAGCCGGTTAATGCCAAAAAGTATACCAAGGGTATACCTCGTTTTCAGACTTGTCACTAACGCAAATCTGCGCGCCCTCGCACCCGCAAAAAACTAAACATTGCAGGGACCCACGTTGTTTTTGAATTGACAGTTTGAAAGCCATTACCTACTGGAAAAATCATCATTAAATCAATCAACTATAAAGGAGTATTAAACCAGAAAAACAGTTGAGATATACGGCAGTTCACCCATAGTTAAAGTGTGACATCAATAAATAACGCAAAGGAGATACATCATGACTACTAATAAAAACACTGCAAAAACCACAGCTAAAAACAATGCAAAAGGAGATAAAACCATGGCTAATAAAAACACTGACAAGAAAAGCAAAAAGTCCGATGCTGAAAAATTTGCTGAACTGGCAAACATTCGTGTACCCAAAGCCCTGCGGGTATTGAAATCCATCTCATCATTGGCCAACGATGACAAATATGAGTACACCGACGCTCAATCCACCGCCATTATCAGTGCCTTGAAATCCGCTGTTGATGACCTGTCCGAATGCTTTAAAAACGGAGGCAAAAAAGACGAGGAGACATTCCGCATTTAACTCCGGACTCAATCCTCACGAAGCAGGCGATGATGCCTGCTTTTTTTGAGTTTGGTGATTATTCATGCACTATCGGAACATCACCAGGCACCGGTAAATCGTTACCATGCGACGTTTGAATATTGATCATATAACCTATCGAAAATATCAAACAACCCGACAAATCAACGTAGAACCGCCCTCATTGAATGTTGTTATGATGGTTGAATAACGAATGAGTTGAGACCCTGTAACCATCTCGCATAATGAACATACACATTCAAAAAAGGAACATCCTATGCCTAACGACAATTACACAACATTAAGAGATGAAAATGAGATGATCATCGTTTGTGAACAGGCGCTTAAAAATACCTTGATCACGCAAAACAAACCCGCTGGTGTTTATATGTTTGCTGATCATGACTTGATTAATTCAATTGACTTTGCCTATGACCTGTATCAATTGAAATACCTTGACCGGTTCAAACATACAATGAAAGAGCTACAGGGCCTCGTTCAATCCATGCGGCTTGACGTTGAAATCAGCATTTATGTGCTGACTGATGATCATCAATTTTATTATTTTGATGACGTATAAGACTGACTGATCCCCACCTTTGCCCTCCTGGGCATTTTTTTAGGCTGTCACTTCCCCACGTATTGGAATGAACAGGTCAACCGATCAAATGAATGCTTACTGAGGATTGACTGGGCAGGCATGCCGACCCGACCCGGTTTACGGGTCATAATCCAACGGTCTGATTTATTCATGGCATGGATCAAGGCAGGCGACGTGGTGACGGTATTCACCTTGTAGCCCTGTTTCCGGTACAACTCGCAGATATAGCAGCGCAACTGAAAACCAATCCCCAGCCCTTGATAGTCGGGCAATACCACCGTTCTGTGCAGTCGTTTCAGCTTCTTGTTGCTTGGATGAGGAAAGTGCAAGACGCTGCACCAACCTATCGGCTCTCCATTGATCTCGGCAATATATTTATGGGCTGATCGGTTGTGAACACTGCTCAGATAGTGAAATGGCCTAAATAGCGGCCACTCTGACTGGTCGGCTTTGCGGACATCGATACGGATTTCGGGTCGTCGAAGACGCCTCCGTTTGAAGGTGTGCTTGTTGCAGTCGTAGACCCAATCCGGTTGCAGCCAGTCCACAATATCGTAGTGACAGCTGACTGCAATGAACTGCTTATCCTCCTTGCGGATAAACTTCTGGATAGCCGCACTGCCGATCTTGGCCACCTGACGATCCACGACAGAGGTAAATTCGTCGTAGATGACCGGTTTATCGGATTCCAGGATCAGCCTGGCTAACTCGGCTCGCATCTTCTGGCCATTGGAGAGTACAGCAAACGGCTTCAGCCAGTCCGGGGGAGAGGAAAACCCCACCTTGCTCAAAGATTCAGTAATCTGCTTGGCACTCAGGACTTCACTGAAATCGTCCACTACGGAGCGGTCTGACCACTGGTAACCAGAGAACAGTTCAAAGTCCTTGAACACTTCCCGGGCAATGGTCGTTTTACCGGAACCACTGGCACCGACAACCAGGCCGATATTCCAGGGCTTGTCCTCAATGGGAATATCTACGTCGAACTCCTTCTTCACCGACTGCATATCAATATCAAACATCCCCTTGACCTTCTCAGTGCGAAAGGAAGGCTTGATAGCGGACTCCACTACAAACTTTGAACTCGGCATTTCAGTCCCTTCTGTGTCAGTTCGTCGTAGACTTCCTGCTGATGGGCTTCGTTGTCACACTCCACCAGGATATTGAAGATTTCGGTGTACTCTTCACCATTGGGTTTCTGTTCGGGTTCAGGGGCAGGATCATCGAACAGGCTGACCATAAAGTCATCCTTAAACCCGAGTAGATTCAGATCAAAGTCTTCCGCTTGCAGGGCTTCCACTTCCCGGGATAGTACGTCCATATTCCAGCTTGAGTTCAGAGCTATGGAATTATCCGCTATGACGTAAGCCTTCTTCTGGGCCTCAGACAAACCGGCAAGCACGATACAGGGAACGGTTTTGAGATTCAGTTTCTTCGCTGCCATCAAACGGCCATGGCCAGCAATAATTCCATTTTCTTCGTCAATCAGTACCGGATTGGTAAAGCCAAACTCCTTGATAGATGAACAAATCTGGATAATTTGCTCTTCATCATGAACCCTGGAATTGTTCACATAAGGGATCAGGTCGCTGACCTTACGATCTACCATTTTGTATTTCTTTGCTGCCATCCTTAGCGCCTTATCTTGTCTGCCACCTTCTCAATCCCCCGGCTGGCAATGTAGCCACCAAGGCCAATCTGAACAATGGAGAACAGTTTGAGTTCGACTGCTTCTGATAAATCCGGCGCTGACCAGCCCAACCACCTGGCAACAATCAGGGCAGTAAATACCAGCATCACAATGGGACGCCAGGATCGTTGTAGGCAACCATCACCTTGAGCCTCTGCCTTGATAACCCCAGCACGCTGAGCCAGTTCATCCAGCTCTCCTTTGACCGCCATATCCACCAATTGGTTTTTCGCCTGAGCTGCTTTGTCAGGATCTGGAATGATTCGCTCAATCACCTTGCCCAGCACCGGAATGGCAGCAGTCCAGCTCATTGGATGGACTCCAGCCAGTGTTCAACGACAAAGTTTGGGCAGGTTTTGTAAGGCGTGAAATAGTAATGGCCGACCACTTGAGCCTCTTGATAACGCAGCTGTATAGATTCAACCAGCATTTCCAGCATCAGCCATTGTGCAGAGGTAAAGTTATCTTCCGGTTCACCAGTCTGGTTGATACCACCCACCATGCAGATACCAATGGACTCATGGTTATGACCTCGAACATGAGCACCCTGAACCTGAGCATCTCTGCCATGCTGAATCTTGCCACTTCGCTCAATAATCCAGTGATACCCGATATCTGACCAACCATTGTCTTCCACATGCCAGCGTCGGATATCGTCAGCGGTGACTTCCTGATCCGCCCGGGTAGCTGAACAATGGATCACGATGTAATTGGTTTCCGTCCTTGGAATCATCACTTCATTTCCTGAAAAAGTAAGCAACCAGGCCAATCAGTGCAGACACGACCAACCAGCCAAACCGTTCAATACCGGCCAACAGAACACCGCGAGAACTGCCCTGAAGCTCCAATGCTCTGATCCTGGCTTCCATTTCACTGAGCTTTGAATCCAGCTGGTTCATGTTGTCGTTCTGGTGGGAGATACGTTCTTCAATGCGAGCAAGATGGGATACTGCCTCGCTCAGTTTGTCCAGCTTCACATCAATGCGATCCAGACGGTCGGAGAGGTCAGTCATAAGTGCGTCCTGCACAGGGAGAAAATTGGGGCAATAAAAAACCCCACGCCGCTATTTATGAAGAGCGGGGTGAGGTTTTGCATCTTGGAAAACTATGCCTTATTCAGTAATCATTGGCAAGTTTTGGAGGTGCACGGCATTGCCCATTAAAATCTAATCATAGGTTTCCCTATGAATAGTTCGCAAAAGCTTCCCTTCAAATAGCCAATTCTTGCCGGGTGGCCCTTTTCTATTCAATGCCTGCCTGGTTGCGGCAGTTAAACTGAGTATTTGATTATTGAAAGAGACTTTTGTTTCGTTGACGACTTCTGCAAACTGATCACCATGAATGAAATTCAGAATGGATCCTTTAGGAATTCCCATCTCATAGAAATTAATATTGGGTCGTCTTTTTAAATTTTTTGCCGCATCTTTTTCTACTTGCGGAATATTTTTATTGAGTTCTTGATTCAATTGGGGAGTCACTTCTTTCTCCCCCAAAAGCTTTAAAACAGCGATGGCCTGCTCAGCTTCAATTTTAAAAAACTCTCGATTTTGGTTAACTCTATTGGATGCAAAGGCAGTATGAAGCGCAGACTCCACTTGTGAGCTATCTTCTACTTCAACGGCAAAGACACATTCAAAAGGAACAGGAACACCTGTTGTATACAACTGGTTCATTCTGACCTTTACGTCTGACTGAGTTGTTTTTCCGATTTTCAGGAGTTCGGGCATTGCCGAATTAGCGAGAACGTAGACGATTTGAGTTTCTTCCATGACTTACCTCATAGGCTTTAACTGCGGACTCATGATGCTCGTCCTGACCAAGGCCGTACTAAGAGTCCATATTGCCACCGCATAGTTATAGATTAGACAGAGTAATGCGTTTTAGTGATCTCCTTCTGGTTTCTGAAGTAAGCAGCTCATCGGAAATAAAGCCCGTCGATCCAGAGACACATCACAAAGCTCCCAATAATCCACCTGCCAGTGCTGAAAATCTCGTCTCCAGTTCTGTTTCTGAATCCGGCATTTTTTGATGATCAGGCTTGTTGGATAGAGGTGCTGGCCATTAGTCACATAACTGCGATAATCCAGAACGGTGTAAGCCACCACATCCCGGATCCTCTGTTGTGTCGCCTCCCGGTAATCCCGCTCACTATCCGCGAGCTTCTCTGTAACATCCTGCTCCAACCACTGAAAGAACCGTCTTTGCTCAGGTAGCAAGTGCTCAGTTCTTGGTCCATACGCCCATTTTGCCCAGGAGCGAAATGGCTCATCAAGGTTTTCCACTGCCGCAATCACCTTGCCAGCTTCCACGGCATTGCAGATCAGCAGGTTGTTGTCCAATTTACTCGATTGACTACCAGCCTGAAATGCCAAGGGGTTAACTTCAAAACCCTTGCTGGTTAGATGAATGGCATAGGCATCGTGAATAGCCTGTCTTGCTGAGTAGAATTTCATGCTGAGTCTCCATATCTGGCAATGAGCACAGCATCAGCACGACCATTGTCTTTTTTTCGATGAACATCCGCTTCCGGGTAGAGGTCCAACACTTTTCCTCTCGATGCATCCTTGTGAGCGCCCATAAGCCCCGCAGAGCGTTTCCAGCGCTGGGGAGTTACATAGGTCAGAGGAAAACCCATTAAACTGACAGCGGCTTCCACAGCACCATACGAACGGCCAAAGTTAAACATGGAGACAACTCCCTGTCCTGGCCTTGCTCCTACCTTTTCCAGATAGACCATTTCCACCTGATGCCGGGAATAGCCACCAAATATTTTCATCAGGCCATGGCCGCTTACTTTTTTCTTTCCTCCCTCGGGAATAATGGGCATATCTTCCAATCTGATGAGTTCTTTATTCTGACTGTCCAGAACTGCTATACCTCCCGTCAGCCCCGGATCAATTCCTATAATAATTTTGCCCATAACTTTTCTTCTCCTTCTTACCCTTGAAATTGTCTCTTAAACCTCCCGCCCTCATGCTTTCGCCATGCTTCCCTCGCCCCTCCCCCTTTTACCTCCGCTCTCCTAAAGGAGAGAGCGGGGTGGGGGGTGTGGGTCGGCTAAAGGCATCAACCTGCCCGGAGGCCCTGAAAATAGAGGGCTCCAGGGGGATGGAGGGGGTTAAAAATCGAGGTCAGCAAAAAAACACCAGTAGGGGGTACTTTTTTGATTAATATTTGATCAGCCAGGTTAGTCATTTTTGATTGCCTCCTGGCCTTTCTCGGTGACCGAAACAAAAGGCGCATCAACCGCTACAAAACCCCGGTAAATCATCGTATCAATGGTTCTCCGCCAATGTTTGGAGCAGATAAAACCCTGTGCATAGCAATCATCCTTGAGGTTTTGAAGTTCTATTCGAGCATTCAATGGATCACGACCACTCTTGTGCAGAGTCTCCTGTGCGTTTGCAATCAGGCGATTCAGGGTTTCAATAATTTTGACCTGCCGCTCTCCAATACGGTTTTCTGGGGCATTTTTGGATTTCAACCCGTCTGCCATATTCGGGTCATAATGCTTTAAAACACAGCTGTATTGCGGTTCCCCTTCTTCATCCACAAAAGGCAGGCGAATCGGGTCGAATAAAAACTTCAGCGGCTCCGGCTCATCTGCGTCCTTCATTTTTTTTGCGGTTATCGTTACCTCGTCGTCCGATTTCACCACTGCATACTCAGCATCCAGCGCACCTTTGAGAGCACTGTTGCCACGGGCCCGATCCTTACTGCCAACTCCGGTATGGTGGACAATCAGCACGTTGCAGGAGTACTTGGCCCGGAGTAACTGGTCGATGTGGTTGATGAAGGTATTCATCTCCTTGGTGGCATTCTCATCCGCAGGACCGAAGTTACGTGCCAAGGTATCAATGACAATCATCGAGGGGATCACGCCACCGGTTTCTTCCACAATTTCCTCAATGCTGGCACTGACCAGACGGGCATTGCCCAAGTCAGTGAGCGAGGCGGCACATTGGCTGATGTAGATCGGTGCATTCCGCAGGTTGTAACCGTGGGATACCTGCCACGCCATTAACCGTCTGGATAGCCCGTTGAAGCCCTCGCCAGCAATATAAAACACCGGACCTTGTCTCTTGACTGGCTTGCCATGCCAATCCTTGCCAGTGGCTACACAGCAGGCCAGATCAATGGCCGTGAATGATTTGCCACAGGCGGGTTCACCGAACATCAGCGACAGACTGTCCATTTCCAGAAAGCCCTTAATCAGCCAGTTGATCGGTTTCACGCCCTTGACCAGCTCCTTCACATGGCTGAAAGCAAACTCCGGTTTAGTAACGGGCAGCGGTTCGATAAGAATGGATGATCCCGGATGATTGTTGGCGTGGGTTCTGGTGATACTGGCTATGGTGGTATTCAACTCAGTATCCGACAGTGGTGGATTATTGGACTGGTTCCATTGATCCAGAATCGCTTTGACTTCTCTGAGAGAATTGTTCTGCCGGAGCAGCTGACCAGCCATACTTGCTGCCGCATTATTCCGACCTTGTCCTTCTGCTAAATTACTCCCATCGTGGGGTAGTGGGTATTGATCGGTGGAGAAACCCAGGTCACCCATTGGCTTATCTTCAGCAGCCTGGCCATTAAAACCATTGATGGTGGCAATATCATCAGGTGTCAGCATGGGCAGATCATGCAGATCGCTGATCTCCATATAACCATCGGTTTCCCACTGATAGAGTGTTCCATCTGCGTGAGTACTGCCGGGTGCTACTACATAACCACCAATCCCCCGCAAGTCGATCTTGTTTTTGCGAACGGAGTTGTGAACGGGATAGTCCGGGTTGACCTGAAAATAGTAGTGCTTGCCTTTACTGGTGATGGCTCGTAATGGTGTGCGGGTAATAGCTCCTTCTTCAATAAACTGCACCGCTTCTGCACTATCGGCATCCACAACCACTACCCTGTACCCGGTAATAATGGCCCAGTTGGTATGCGGGTAAAGCTTGGTCCAGTTATCGATAGTGCTGTCATCCGGAGCTTCGTCCTGGTACTGCTTCCAGCGAAACCGGGGTGCTTTTGGCCATTCAGTTTTTGCTTTTTCTATATCACCTGAGCAACGGCCATCAACAAACCAGACAGGAGGTACTTCAAATGGAGAACCAAGCGGGACAATCGATAAACCGGCTTCGTTCAGTTTCCAGGCTTCTACTGAAGTATTGGGTAAGTTCGCTTCCATACAGGTAGTTCCTTTTTGTTATTTATTGAATGAGCGATAAGCGTCGCTTATGAGCGGGGCTCATCGGATTGCAGCATCTCAGGCGTCCAGTGCGGCACCATGCAGGACCACAGCAACTGCTTCATGCGGGAGATAGACTTATGACCATTCTCAATCTGGGAGAGTTCGCTTTTTGAGCAGTAGAGGAATTCCGCCATCTGCTCCATGCTGATGCCCCGTTCGAGGCGGTAAGCCCGAATCAGCTGACCCGGGGTTTTCGGTTGGGTAGGTTCTCGTTTGATCACCATCTTCCGGTTCCTTTTGGAAGTTATGGAGACCAAATTATTGAATCCGCTTATTTATATTGTCAATGTTTGTTTAATAAAATAGTGGCTATTTGTACAGTATGTTTAACCCGTTATTTTTTCCCCATAATGGTTATAGACAACATCCTGTTAATATTTGCCAAAACCAATAAGGAAGATAAACGTGAATTGGAAGCAGCGCACCAAAGAATTACTGGCAGAAAGAGGAATGTCGCAATCGGACCTGTCCAGAGCACTGGGTGTTACCCGTGCCACCATCTCTCTCTGGCTGGGTGAGTCCAGCAGCTACACTGATTACAACGTCGCCAAAATTCAGTACAAGATTGCCGCTGCGTTGGACGTTCCCAAAGAATACCTGGCAAAAGGCCATGACCGTAACAAGCCCTTGGGGCGCGGTGTGCCAGTGTTGTCCTATGAAGCCATCAACCACTGGACGGATGAGAATGTCTGCGATGACAATACGACATTAATGTTCTGTCCTGTCCATTGCAGCCCATTGAGTTATGCCCTGGAAGTGCGCGGCAGTGCCATGGATAGCCAGGGGCGTTCGGGTGCCAGCTTTCCCTCCGGAAGTATGATTTACGTTGACCCCAAGCTGCCTATGAAAGAAGGCAATATCTGTGTATTGGAAGATAAGGAGATCATGCTCGGCATCTATGAACGGGTTAATGGTCAGGATACTGTAGTGTTCCTCAACCCCAATTCACCCCGCTTGCAGGTAGAAAACCTGAAGTATCACGGCACCGTGATCGGTACGTTTACTATGGTCAGGCAATACTAAAACAAACCAATATAAAAATTTAAACAAACATTGACATCCTATTTTCTGATAGGCAGTCTGTATTTAACAATAAATAACAGATCGCCTAATCAGTCATGAACAAAACGGATTTTTCAGCTGTTCAGGATGTAATCAGCACACTCGCACAACAAGTGGTTTCGCTGCATGGTGAAGCCCAACGCCTTTCCCAACAAATCACCGCCGTCCAGTGTGAGTCTCAGTCTGCAGTTGAGGCTCTGCTTGATGTGATCCAGGACTATAACCGTCATCTCAATGATCCGGAAGCGCCAGCCAATCAGCTGACAGCCATCCCCCGTCGTTTTCGTCTTGGGGAGTTGCTGATTGATCTGACCAATGATCAGGAAGTGGTGGTGACGTCCATCCCGGAACTCAATGATCTGCTCAGTGACTGAGTTCCACCTCTCCCGCTAAACAAAAGGAAATTGCCATGACCGAAAGCAATGATGCTCCACGGCTGGACAAACTCGCCTACGAGTTAGAGCTGGCCAAGCAAGCCGAACAGCAGGCAAAAGACCATCGCCTGACGATTGAGCAGCAGTTATGTGAATTCGTGGGCGTAAAAGATGAGGGTAGCTACTCCGTCAAGGGTGACTACTACAAGGTCACCACCGTATCAGGCTTCACCCGAACAGTAGATGTAGAGAAGTGGCAAGCACTGAAAAACCAGATTCCTGCCAATATTGCTGAAAAAGTGGTCAGAACCAAGTTGGAGGTAGACACCCGTCAGCTGAAAAGCCTGCGGGGCCTTGACCCTACCCACTACAACCTGGTGGCAGAAGCCATTACCACCAAACCCAAGAAGGTAGCCGTGAAATATGAACGACTGGAGGTGCAGTAATGGCCATCTCTCTGGAATCCATCAGCCGCTCCTCCGGCATTAAGGCTCCACGAATTGTGGTGCATGGTCCGGCCGGTGTCGGCAAGACCACATTAGGTTGTGGTGCGCCTAATCCTATCTTTATTCAGACTGAGGATGGTTTGGGAAAGTTAGAGGTGGATGCTTTCCCCATGATGACCTCATTTCAGGATGTGCTGGATGCGCTGTCTGCTTTATACACGTCTGATCACAACTATCAAACGGTCATCATCGACAGCCTCGACCATTTGGAACCACTGGTCTGGCAGCACCTGTGTGACACCTATGTGGGTCCGAAAGGTGAACGCTACCAATCCGTTGAAGACTTCGGATATGGCAAGGGCTTTTTACTGGCGCTGGATTTGTGGCGACAGTTATTGGAAGGCCTTGATGCCCTTCGCAATGAAAAAGGCATGGCCTTTATTCTGATTGCCCATTCGGAAATCAAGCGGTTTGAAAGCCCGATGACAGACAGCTATGACCGCTACCAGATCAAGCTCCATAAACGTGCCAGCGACCTTATCCAGGAATCCGTTGATTGTGTGATGTTCGCGGATTACAAAACCGTCATTGAGAAAGAAGAAGGCGGTTTCAACAAGGTGAAAACCCGTGGCATCAGTACTGGCCAACGCTACCTCTATACCGAAGCTCGCCCGAGTTTCGTTGCCAAAAATCGCTATGGCCTGCCGCCTGAGCTTCCGCTGAACTGGCAGGCATTTAGTGACGCACTGACCAATAACTCAAGCCAATAAATAAGGAGATGACCCATGGCACAGTTAGGTTTTAACGCAGGTGACTACGATCCAACTGATGAGTTTGAGCCGCTGCCTCCCGGTGAATACCTGGCCATGATCACCGAGGCCTCCCTGGACAATACCAAGTCCGGTGGCCGTATGGTGAAGCTGACCTACACCATTATGGAAGGGCAGTATGAGAGCCGGAAACTCTGGTCACAGCACAATATTGAAAACCGGAGTCCCAGGGCAGAGGAAATCGGCCGGAAGGAGTTAAGCCGAATCGCTCATGCTATTGGCCAGCCCATGATCAGCGACACTGATCAACTATTGAATCAGGTGGTTCGAATTCGGGTGGTGGTCAAGAATGATCCCGGCTATGGCCCTAAAAATGAAGTAAAAAAATGGATCAATGTGGGTGGCCAACCCATGCAGAGTGCGCCTGCACCTCAGCAGCAGACACCAGCCCAACAAGCACCTCATCCAGCCACTCAGTACGCTGCGCCACCGTGGGGGCAAAAATAACCATTCATCAAGGGGGCTTTGGCTCCCTTCATCTAGGGAAGGTGAAGCATTGTGAAAATCCCCGAATCCAACCGCACAACCATCAAAGCGATTGTCCAACATTATGAGGATAACCAGGGCGATGCGTTCCGGGCTCATCTGGGTGGTTCTATTATTGGTCGCCCCTGTGACCGGGCACTCTGGTATACCTTTCGCTGGTGTTCTGATGTAAAGCATGGTGGCCAACTGCTGCGACTTTTTCAGACAGGTCATCTGGCAGAAGAACGGTTTGTTTCTGACCTGCGTAACGTGGGCATCAAAGTATTTGAAACCGATCCAGCCACCGGCAAACAGTTCAGAGTCTCGGCCTGCAACGGGCATTTTGGTGGTTCATTTGATGGTGTGGGTCAGGGCTTTATTGAAGCGCCCAAGACCTGGCACCTGATCGAGATGAAAACCCACAATGAGAAGTCCTTCAATAACCTGGTTAAAAAAGGCGTTCAGGAAGCCAAGCCAGAACACTTTATTCAAATGCAGGTCTATATGTATCTGGCTGATCCACAGCTGACCAGAGCCTTTTATATCGCTGTGAATAAAAATACGGATGAACTCTATGGTGAGCGGGTACGGCTTGATCCAGTTATTGGCAAAGCAGTCGTTGAGAAAGCGGATTGCATTATTGCCAGTGACCGGCCTCTAAGCAAAATCAGTGAAGACCCCAGCTGGTACCTCTGTAAATTCTGTGATTACCACGCTATCTGCCACGGTCAGGAAACCCCGGCGGTTAATTGCCGTACCTGCATGCACAGCACACCAGTTGAGAATGGTGAGTGGCACTGCGCCCGTCACGATATGGCCATCCCGGATTCTGTTCAGAAGTCTGGCTGTGAGCTCCACCTTTATAACCCGTACCTGTTAGAGCAATTCGCTGAGCCCATCGATAGTGGTGAGTTCTGGATACGCTATCGCCTGAAGTCTGCTGCCGAGGAGTTTGTTACCGGTACGGATAAAGGGCAACTCTCATCTCAGGAAATTCAGGCAGTAGAAGACAAGAGCCTGCTGACAGATGAAAAGCTGGCAGGGCTGAAAACCCAGTTCGACGGAACGATTCAAAATAATCAATGAAAAGGAAAATCAGCAATGGATCATTCAAAACGCTACCGCTTCATACCAGTTCAAAATCCCCCAGCGGAGGACCAGATTGATCTGATCGGACTCAATCCTGATAGTGAGCTGTGCATAACAGACTATCAGCAAGGCAATTTCTATCCGCAGGTCTCTCATTATCTGATCGAAGACACTGCTCCTTTTGACCAATACGCCCAGGCTGGCTGTGATGAAACCATTAACGACCTGGAAAAACAGTTAGAGCATTTTCAGAGCCAATCTATTCAACTCAGGGATCTGTTTGCCATTGCCGCATTACTGGGAGAATTCGCCTGCAACCGTGGCACTGCCATTAAGCCAGCGGTGAATTTTGCTTACACCATTGCGGACAAGATGCTAATGGCAAGGGAGGCCGACGACAGAAAACCAACGCCTGCTGACCGTAAAGCCACTGAAAGAGTGGCCAATAAGATCATCAACCAGATGAAAGGGTTCGACCATGGCTTTTGAACTCCGCTGGTATCAGCAGGAGGCCATTGATGCCATCTATCAATATTTCAGTGCCTCCGATGGTAATCCGCTGGTCTGTGTCAGCACTGGTGGTGGCAAATCAGTGATTATCGCTGACTTTATCCATGGTGTTTTGCGGCACTGGCCTGACCAGCGTTTCCTCATTCTTTCTCATGTAAAAGAGATTATCGAACAAAACCATGAAAAGATTGTCGCCCAATGGCCTGAAGCACCCACCGGAATTTACTCAGCTTCAATGGGCTCCAGAAATACCGATGCGCAGATACTGTTCGCCAGTATACAAAGCGTTCACAAACGGGCAGAAGCATTGGGACACTTTGATCTGCTGATTATTGATGAGTGCCATCTTCTCAATAGTGAACGCTCAGAGACCATGTACTCCCGCCTGATTATTGGCCTGCAGGAGATCAACCCGGCACTGAAAATAGTCGGGTTCACCGCCACACCATATCGGATGAAACAGGGATTGCTCACGGAAGGCAAGAACCCGCTGTTTGATGAGATTGTCTATGAGACAGATATTCAGCGATTAATTGACGATGGCTTTCTATCACCTCTGCGCTCAAAGGCTGGAAAAGACAAGATTGATCTTGCTGATGTCAGAACCCGAAAGGGTGACTATCTGGCGAGCGATATGGAGGAAGCAGTCAACAAGAACGATGTCACCGAAAAGGCCGTGGCTGAAATTATCCAGTATGGCCAGGAGCGGCAGGCATGGCTGATCTTTTGTGTCAGTGTGGCTCATGCGGAACAAGTGAAAGAATTGCTCATCATTGAAGGTATCGAGGCCGAGTGCATCACAGGAGAAACCCCAAAAGAAAAACGTGCCCGGATACTGGCTGACTATAAATCAGGAAAGGTAAAAGCCCTTGCCAGCCAGGGCGTACTGACCACCGGTTTCGATGCGCCCCTAACCGATATGATCGCTTTGCTTCGAGCCACCAAATCTCCCGGACTTTACGTGCAGATATTAGGCCGGGGTCTCCGCATCAGCCCAGAAACCGGCAAGACAGATTGTCTGGTTCTGGATTATGGCGGCAATGTAGAACGCCATGGCCCTATTGACCGGATCACCGTTGACCATATAAAAGCAGGCAAAGGCTCTGGAGAACCGCCGGTTAAGGAGTGCCCGGAATGCTTTGAACTGATTCTGGCAGGCCTGCGGTTGTGCCCCGCCTGCAACTATGAATTTCCGGAACGGGAGAAACATGAAGCAGAAGCCTCCAGCGCTGCACTGCTGGCTAACCAGATCGAACCGGAATGGCTGGAAGTGGATGAAATCCTATACAACCTGCATGAGAAAAAAGGTAAGCCACCCTCTTTGCAGGTCTCTTATCGCTGTGGCCTGGAAACCATCCGTGAGTGGGTCTGCTTTGAGCATGGCGGTTATGCACGTCAGAAAGCCGTGATCTGGTGGGTGAAACGCTTTGGTCATGAAGCCTGTCCTGAGTTAACCGAGGACGCGCTGCACCGAATCAATGAGATCCAGGATATGAAAGAACCCTGTCGAATAGAAGTGATTCAGGAAGGACGGTGGCAACGGGTAAGGGGTTACGATTTCACAGTAAAAGCGGGTACTCCCAGCGAATGGAATGATAACCCTGCTAGCAGGCCAAAACCACCAGCATTCAACGCTGACCACTTTGATGTATTTGATACGGACATTGATTTTTAGGGAGCCAGAGCCATGGATGTGATTCAGCAATGCATAAAAGATGAAACCATCATCCACTCCTTTATTATCAAGGAGTCTGTGTCTGTTCAGTTTCGGGAAGCGGTCAAAAAAAATAAGCTGGCCGGTTCTAATGTGATTGAACAGCTTATTTTAGAATGGCTGAAGCGGCAAGAAAGTGACCAGTAATCACTTTCTTGCTTCTAACATACCGATCTGTTTTTTGCCTTTGAAAATATCGGCAGAGTAATCCCGGGCAACCATCACCGTGATTTCAATGCCTGACAGCAGATGAATAACGGCTTTGGTTCGTAACTCTTTATGCTCTGGGGAATGAATAACGATTTTCTCAACCGTGTTACGCAGTGCCTCGATAAATGGCTCCTGATCTTCTTTGGTGGCCTGATCTAACTTGAACCGCTGGTGAAATGAGTCGATATGTTCCAGGCTTGCTGCCATCAAGGGTGATGAGAGCATATCCAGATGGTCTTGCAACGCTGTCATCTGATCAACAATAGATTCTACTTCTTTTTCCAGTTTGGCCACTCTCTGAATACCGGTTTTAGAGCCCGTTTCGACCAGTTCAGCAAGGTTATCTATCCGCTTCTGCTTATCTTCCAGCTCGGCTTGCTTGGCATTGATTGCCTTGGTGAGTTTGGCTTTTTTCTGGTTTGACGCCGATTCCAGCATATCGTCCTTATCAACGAGCGAGATGGCATAAAGAAGTATCGGTTGGAATTTTTTGACCATCAGTTTCGATTTTTGCCCACATTTCATTTTCAATTGGGTGCTGTAGCATAGGTAACTGCTGGCTTTACCGCTTCCGCAGTTTCTAACCGGCCTGCCACAGTCTGCGCAAAACATCATGGTCTTAAAAAAGTTAAGTGCTCTTTTTGAAGGCCTTCCTACTTGTGTCTTCTGTCGTTTAGCCACTATGGACTGGGCAAGATAAAAAGTGTCTTCATCAATGATGGCCGGGAACGCTTTAATATACTCTTTTTCTCTGGTTTCATAGATGCCCAGTACTTTGACTGACTTAATGGTTCTTCTGGTTTTGGTAATGCACCATTTCAAGTCATCACCATGCCGCTCTTTCATGGCAATTGAAATATCGGCATAACTCATGTTGTGACTGATGCAAAGATCAAAAACTTCCCTAACCAGGACTGCCTTGCTTTCAATAACCTCTGGCTTGCCACTGCTGATATCAATCCATTCCGGATAAATTCTCTCCCGACCTATGCCTCCTTCCCGAACCCGATTATCCATCTGAGTCCAGCTCTTTTTTATCCGCCTGGACTTTATTTCACTCTCTTCATGGGCTCGGCACATAATGGTAATAGAGATAAGCAACGGACCAAAATTAGACTGAATACTCTCCTTGTTGTAGATCATTCGGTCATGGTAAGTGCAGAGGGTAATGCCAGCATTCATGATGCGAATGAACAACTCCAGGGCATCCATAATATTTGCCCGGCTCAGCCGGTCAAGACTCTCTACCAGCAAGACCGCTGGCCGTTTAACCTGTCCCTGATCAACTGCGTTAAGAAAGCCGCCAAGTGCTGCCTGATCATCAAGGTGTTTGCCATGGTATGCCGACTTGCCAATATCCGTCAGTTTGAAAGCGGTATCCATCATCCAGCCCTGCTGCTCACAGAAAGCTGCACTTTCCTCAAGCTGCCGTTTGATACCTCCACCTTTGAGCTGATTTTTCGTGGAAATACGGTGATATGAATAACAGTAGGTCGTCCTTGTTGTTATCGAGTCCATAGTTATATTTATTGTCATAATGCCTCCTACAATCGTGCATTAATTACGATGGGAGAGCAATTATATTGATTTGGATATCTTGAACTCTGCCGTATAGGTTTTGACTTTCTTTTCTGACATCTGGACACACCTTGAGGGGCTTTGATATTACCCGAGTCTGTGTGTCCGGAAAACTATAACCACTTCAAAAATCTTGAGCAGGGTTTACTGAACGGTACTGTAGATGTTGAGAAGAGCGTGTGAAAGAAGAAAGGTAAAGTTCATTATGCCTCGGGGCTGTGCGGTGGGGATTATCCCATGGCCTGACTGTGGTATGTCTATATCG